GTTCAGTTTGCGTGACTAACTATCGGTATTGCGGCGGGCGACTCCTCTTCAACGTACACTTCTCTTATGATCCGTTGAATCGGTAAGACATCCCAATTCTCCTTGTCGGCTCCGAGGTCCCAACGTGCTCGCTCTCTTGTCATACGATATCCGGCTTCTCCGGCCATTTGCATGACCTTCCGGGGGGGCTGATCTGCCCCTAAGCGTAGTCTGTCTCCTTCCATAGCCCATGCTACTAAGTCATCCACATAAGGATGGTAATAGCAGTTTTGCAATTGCTGAATTGCACGAACAACGACGGCCCACTGACTCCAATCACTGCTAGAATAGGTAAAACGTTCGTGCCCGATCATCCGCCACCCGACTCGGGCGGCAGGGTACGTGGGATTATAGTCATTCTCACGATAGTAGCTCATCTGCAGGAAGTCTCCTTGTCTAATTCCAAAATGTTGCTTATCGGGGTGTGCAATAAATCCGTACTCTTCGAGTGCGAATTCTGCAAAATCTGAAGGGTCTATACCGTTTCCACAGATTAAGGCATCGTCGCCCTGAACCCAGTATCTGGACTCAGTAATGCCGTATTCTCTGAGGTATCCCTCAATGCAGAGTGCGTTGTTAACACTATCCGTCAGGTTAGTAGCTACACTACCTGAAGGTATTCCATGTTCGCCGGTCGCTAAACCGTCGGGTGTTATTAATGGGCCTGCCACAAGGTTCTCCAACCAAGCGGCCGAAATGTGCGGTTTCGGATTACCCAACATAGGGAAGAGAAGGTTTCTCCAGACGTATCTATTTAAAGCAGGTGATTGCGTCTGGTCGAACGCAGAGTAATCTATCGATAGATAGTTCTCGCATGGACCTTCGATCATATGCTTCTTTATAGATTCTGCCGTGTAGGAGGGACCTTTCCACGCTATAAACGGGGTATTTGGTACTTCTCGCATTTTATCTGCGATTGCGTACACAAAAGGCGCACCATACAATGCTTCTACTTTGGATTCTGCCCAAGCCAATCTTACTTTACCAGGTGGATCTACTCTCCACATCGGCATTGAAGCTGGAATAGCTTCGTTTTCTGGTTCGAAAGATGATGGGTTGTCGGCAGCCCAATTTGCTGTTATTTTTGGCAGCAGCTCTGCTCCAATCTGTTGTTTCCAGTGGCTTTGTAGCCAGGGTAGACCTGACGATGTAGCGGCTGGAAGACGGAGCCAAGCCTTTTGGATTGGTAAGGAGGTAGTACTGACAGCCCATCTTCGTTTAAAAGATGCGATATCAGCGTCTAGAGTACTAAGTTTGCCACTCCATTGGTGGGAATCGAAATACCCCCTTACTTTCTCAGGGCCCCAGCCCGACCATGCGGGTCGTTCGGACCAGGGTAGAAGAAATTTCTCTAGTTCCTTCTGTTCACGCTCCTCCATGTGCTTGTTGTATCCATTTCCCGTCAATGGCACATAGTCGAGGAAGTACTCTCGTACTTCAGCTCGTGTTAACAGTTGATCATCGCTCTTTTTCCAAATCGCGGATCTTAGATCCTCTGTCACGGGCTCGGTCAAGTTCTCTAGCCAGCGTCTAAATGCTGACTCGTTGTCCGTATAGTTGTCACTTCGTATCACGTTT